GGTGCTTGCTCAACTCTAATGGTTTGAACAGGACCAGAGTTACCAGACTTAGCAATGATTGCTTCAATGTCTTTTGCAGTAACAGGAGGAGGACCACCATTACCACCATTACCATTGCCATTCATCTTCATAGTTCCATCACCCTTCTTAGAAGCTGTCTGAATTCCGAAGCTAGCTAAAACTCCTGTAAAAACAGATGCTATAAAAGTTGGATCTATTTTTTGTTGTGGTACACCAGGAATCGCCACATAATTAAGAGTCAATATTCCTCCCGACCAAACCAACACACCTAGTCGTACAAATGTACTAACGATTGCTGCTTGCTCTTCAGGATCTGGAAGAATGGCATCTTTTACTTTACCAAAGACACCTTTTTTCTTAGGTTCTTCTTCTAGATGTTCTTCTTCAAGAATCTCTTCCTTTACTTCTTCAGCCATTTAAATAATGCAACTGTCTTATTTAGAAATTAGGAACTCCTAAACCTGCAGATGGTACTGATGCTGCTGGAGAAGGAAGTCCTACATCTCCTGTAAGAGCACCACCACCCATTCCACCTACAACAGATTCAACTGCTGCATCTTTAATGTCATCAATGATTGCATCTTTGTTTAGATAAACATAACTTCCAACACCAATGATACCAGCAAGTGAGACTCCTGATACGATGCTTACTATGTTAGCAATACTATTAAAACTCGGTAATTTCATAATTTTCCTTTAAACCGTAATCTATTTAGCATATCCTTTTTCGTGAATGAAAAAATTAAGTGTCATTCTACCTGTAAGTTCACAATCTCCAAAGAAATTTGAAGCACCATGAATATAATATCCATCATAAGCAACTAATTTATTATACTCATTTTCCATATTAATAAACTTATTATTATCAGCATCTACTATTGATGTTCCACAATCAGATGGTGGATTTGGATTTAAATATACAACTCCTGCACAAGGTAAAAAATCTTTATGGTATCTATCCTGCCAGTCTGCATATCCATTCTTACTTCTTTCAGTTGCTATATGAAAATAAGAAGTGATAGTTGGATTATTAATTTTAGCACCAGCAATAGAACCATTGGAAACATAGTTACCATTATCCCATTCTGGATAACGCCAATTATCTAAATCTATTTTATCCCAAACATAATCAAATATTTTCAATGAAATACTATTAGAAAGGCATTCTGTTCTCCTACCTTTCCAACCATAGGAATTTACATCCTCTTGAATTGTCCAACTATCTAATGATAAAGCAATATCTCTTATCTTATCAGGATTATCAAAAAAATTATTTTTTGAGATAATACGCTTCATAATATTTTACTACACCAAAAGCACTTACTTGCTTACTACACCAATCATCAGCACATTCATAAATGGATTTATTATCCTGAAACTTTGAAAAAAGAATTGTCAATACTCTTTGTCGTAAACTAAAAGTATTTTCAGTCATATCTTCAGTCATATTGACTACCTTCTCCTATGTACTCCATCGAAAAAATATCATGATCGTCAACATCAGGATCTAACCATTCAGAAAATTCCTGAACAATACAAAATGCATCATCGTGTCTATCCTTTTCAGATAAAAATTCAACTCTTTTAAGAGTCCATTCATGCGTATTTTTAAGAGTCTGTTGCAAAGTTTCCATAGTTCTTACGCATGTATCTACCTAGAATATTGCTATTATAATATGCAGGTTCTCCATTGTCAAGAGATTCCATCAATACATTATTTAGAAACAGTTGCTTAGTTTCTTCGTAGTTTACATCTCCGAGTCTGGTATGGAGGGATAAGATCTCTCGTTTGAACGCTGAGTTTCCAAGTAACTTTCTATCTGCACTAAGCTCGTCAGAGCTTCCATAGTATTTTTTCCAGTCACTCTCAGACGTAACCCGTCTCTTACCACCTCTAGGCTTACGTTTTTGTTGGAAATATTTTCTTCCGATGTATTGTTTACCCGACTGTAAATTAGTAATCCTGTAGACGAAACCGAAGAAATCGCCAATATCGTCAGAAGTGAAAGCTGTACCTTTGTAGTACCAGGGATTTTCATAATCGCTCTCACCAGTCTCTTCCATTTCATAATCTTTATATCATTCACCGTTATTTAGATTATAAGTTTTTACCACTTCCTGTATAAAATTCTTATGACTCATATGAACAACATTTGAATAAGTATCTTCCCACTTAACTATAGGTAGATGAGATAAATGCATATACTCCTTTGCAACTGATTGAGTATCAAACCATTTTAATCCATATAATATTTGAATATAATTTACTTCAGTAAACATACCCCATTTACAATCTATATCTCCAGATAATGGGAATCTTTTTTTCCAAGTATCTAAAGTCTTTTCAAGAGAAGGTGTTAACCTAAGACAATTTTTAATATCTCTCCAGAATAAAACATCATCTCTTTTTGTAAGATAATGTGCTTGAACATAATCAAATATATTATCAAAAATATTATTAACAACTTCATTACATTCATCAACACTATAAGAAGGAAAGTAATGAACAAAAGCAAACATCTGTTGAATTACACTACCCATAGCGGTTGCTTCTAATGGTTCAACAAAACTTTGCGATAATCCAACAGCATAACAATTCTTATACCATGCCTTCTCCATTCTACCAGGATCAAATTTAAAGGTTTTATTAACTGTTATTTCTCTATCAAATATTCTTTCTAATTCATCATGTGCTAAATCAAAATTCGTATACTTATCAGAAAATACATATCCATTACCCGTTCTACCTTGAGTTGGAATCTGCCAAGTCCAGCCAGCACTTCTAGTAGTTGCTTTTGTATACATGTTATATTCATCCATCTCTTCAGTAGCAAAAGCAATGGCAGAATTAATTGGTAAATATTCAGAATAAGATTTCCACTTAACACCTAATGTTTTACCTAATAATAATTTTGAGAATCCAGAACAATCAATAAAGAAATCTGCATAATATTTTCTACATCCATTAACAGAACCTATCTCACCAGTTTCTGCATCAACATCTGCACCAACTATATCATCCTCAATAATTGTAATTCCTTTAAGTTCACATATTTCTCGCAAATATTGATTCAATGCATGTGTATCAAAATGAAATTGATTACTCGGAGTCTGTGTTAAATCATTAAAAAAGTTAAGAGGAACTTGATTCAACCAGTTCCCACATGTATTCATTTCATAATTTGGTTTATTACCTGCAACAACCGATTGTAGATAAGCATAATGAGATCTTACTGTAGAACTAACACCACTAAAAGAATCTACATTATGCAAGAAATCTTCATGTGCCCAATTCTCAAAATAAATACCTAACTTAAAAGTAGCTTTTGCTCTTAATATAAAATCAAGTTTACTAATACCAACATAACCACAAAATTCTGCAATATGTTCTGAAGAACTTTCACCAACACCAATCGTTCCAATCTTTTTAGATTGAATAATTCTAATATTTTTATTAGGGAAAGATGCCTTTAATATTAATGCTGACATATAACCAGCATTTCCCCCACCAACTACAATAATATTATCAAGATTTTTCATTCATCCACCAACTAATCTATCATAATCATCAGCACTATCAATAATTGCTTTCTTAAGTTCTTCTAAATCCCACTCTATCTCAGAGTTTGAATCCTGAGAAGGTGTCTTTTTTGACATCTTGTTTGATTCCTCCGACGACATAAGACTCTACCTCCGTCTCTTGTGGTGCTACTTGTAATCCTTTAGAACTAATCCAATGCTCCGTCCAAGGTAATGGATTATTCTTAGCAGGAATATCATATAAAGGTTTCAAACCAATAGATCTAAGTCTACGATTCGCAACCCATTCCACATACTGTTGTAATAATTTATCATTAAGTCCTATCATAGAACCATCTTTAAATAGATAATCTGCCCATGCCTTCTCTTCATTTACACACTTATCAAACATATCATATGTCCACTGCTCCTCTTCCTTCATTATCTGAACCATTTCAGAATCGTCACCTTTTCTCCAATTGTTGAGGATGTTTTGAGTAATTGCGAGATGCTGGTTTTCGTCTCTAGCAATAAGGGAGATGATTTTAGCACTTCCTTCCATGAGTTTGAGCTCACCAAAAGCAAAACTGCAAGCAAAGGACACATAAAAACGAATACCCTCCAGAATGTTGACATTAGCTACTGCTCGATAAAGTTTACGTTTAATCTCTTTCATCTCTAAGACAGGTAGAGATGTTTCTACATTAGGTAAATCTTTCCAAAGACTACTCTGTCCCCACTGCTGTGCTTCATTAATGAAATCATCATATGATCCTGTGACACTAGCAGCACGACTTAATATTCTATCATCTTTGATAATAGTATCAAATACCTCAGAAGCATCTGGATAAACATTTTTAATAACATAGGTATATGATCTACTATGAATCATCTCCATAAAAGACCATACTTCCATACATGCTTCTAACTCAGGTAGAGAACAATAAGGTAAGAAAGCCATACCAGGAGCACGACCTTGTACACTATCAAGCATTATCTGGTATTTAAGATTGCTTGTATAGATGTGTTTTTGTTCTGGACGTAATGTTTGATAGTCTCCACGATCTTTTTGTAACGATACTTCTTCAGGTCTCCAAAAATATCCTAACTGTTGTTTAGTTAAATTCTCAAACTGAGGATACTTAAAGTTATCATAACGTTGAACACCAAGAGGAGAACCAAAAAACATTGGTTGCTTCTTAGTGTCTACTTCTTCGGTATTAAATACCGTCATTCCTTTTAATTCAGATTGCACAGGACTCACACTCTTCAACATTTTCTAATTCTGATATTAAATTTTCTAATTGGGTATGCCCTTGGATACCAACCTCAGACGAACCTTCTTGCATTGAAATTGATTCTACTTCATCTGTCTTATTATCATATGTATTTTGATAATAAGAAGTCTTCCAACCGTACTTATATGTAGTCAATAAGTCTTGTGCCATTACACTAGTTGGAACTTCAGAACCTTCATAATGCTCTGGATTATAACTCCAGTTTCCACTAATCGCTTGATCAAAGAATTTCTGCATAACTGCAACCACATTAATATAACCAACGTTACTAGGCATATCCCACAATAACGTATAGTTATTCTTAAGTGTACCATAAGATGGAACTATTTGTTTAAGTGGTCCTTTCTTAGATTTCTTAACGGACAAGTAATCTCTAGGTGGTTCAATTCCATTGGTTGCGTTTGACACAACGGAACTGCTCTCCGATGGCATTTGTGCAGACAATGTTGAGTTCCTAATCCCATACTGTTGTACATCTCTCCGTAGAGACTCCCAATCAAGTAGTAAGTCATTTGGAACAATCTCATCTACGTCCTTCTTATATGTATCAATAGGAAGTATCCCTTGAGCATATTTGGTTCTATCAGAATACTCACAAGCACCTTTTTCTTTTGCAAGATTTACGGATGACTTAATCAAATAATATTGAAATGCTTCAGTTAAATCATGAACCAGTTTCCATGCTTCTGAATCATCATACTTAACGCCCTGCTTGGCAAGATAGTGTGCAAGTCCGATGAAACCTACTCCAAGACTTCTACGTGCCTTTGTAGCGATTTCTGCTGCATTGACAGGGTATCCTTGGAAATCAATAAGTTCGTCAAGACTTCTAACACTTAAATCACATAGTTCCTCTAAATCATCAACACCTCTAATCTTACCAATGTTAATGGCAGAAAGAATACAAAGAGCAATCTCTCCTTCTTTATCATCAATGTGTTGAATGGGTTTAGTTGGTAGTGTAATCTCTTGACACAAATTACTCATCTCCACTTTATCCAAGAAAGATGAATGGGTATTGCAATGATCTATATTCATAATATAGATTCTACCTGTCTCTGCCCTCTCCTTTAATAAGTCAAGGATGAGCTCTTGTGCTCCGATGGTAATTCTGGGGATGGATTCATCATCTTCATACTCGCAGTATATCCTATCAAAATCATCGGTCCCAAAACTCTCATACAAGTTAGGACAATCATGAGGGGAAAAAAGCGAGATTTCCTTATCTTCGATAAAACGCTCATAGAATAACTTACTTAACTGGATACTGTAGTCGAGTTTTCTGACTCTGTTGTCCTCTGTTCCTTTGTTGTTTTTGAGGACGAGGATGTCTCTGATTTCTTGGTGCCAGATAGGAAAGTGGACAGTTGCTGAACCGCCTCTGATCCCGTTTTGAGTGCAGCACCTGACAGTTGACTCAAACTTTTTGAGAAAGGGGACCACTCCTGTGTGTTGTACTTCGCCGCCACGGATTCTACTGTTGATCCCTCGGATTCGTCCTGCGTTAATACCGATACCAGCCCTCTGTGCAACGTATTTGCCAATAGCCATGTCAGAGCTAAAAATACTATCGAGGGTGTCATCAATATCAACCAGAACACAAGATGCGTATTGACGAATAGGGGTCCGTACCCCCGCCATGATCGGGGTTGGGATGTTGATTCTGTGTTTGCTGATTGCGTCGTAGTATCGTTTGACATAATCTAACCTCGTGTCTTGTGGATATTTAGAAAAAATTGTCGCAGCTATCATAAGATACATGAACTGTGGTGTTTCGTACACCTCGTTAGTACTTCTGTCCTGTACCAAATACTTATCTGCTACTTGTCGTAATCCAGCATAAGTAAAAAGATAGTCACGATCGTGATCTATAAAGGATTCTAACCTATTAAACTCTTCTTGGGAATAGAGTTGTAATATTTCTCCATCATATACACCACTATTCACACATCTCTGTACATGATCTATCACAGATGGATTCTCATGCATACGTCCAAACAAATGCTTTCTTATAGCAAATAGAAGAAGCCTAGCAGCAACGAACTGGTAGTTAGGATGATCAAGGTCAATGAGATCAGAAGCACTGCGAATAAGTATCTCCTGTATTTCTTCCGTAGTAATTCCGTCATAGAACTGTATCCCTGATTGTATCTCTACTTGACTTGCAGAGACTCCTGCGAGTCCCTTACATGCTTCTTCTACCATAACATGCATTTTTTCAAGGTTAAGAGGCTCAATGCTGCCATTCCTCTTCTTAACTTTGGTGCCGTTGCTCATACCTTTTTCCAGTTGTTAAATTTAATTTGTGCTTCTAATCCTGAATATGTATTTGATTTCAGAACTGACATTATATCATGTCCTG